CAATTGCAGTTCCTACATCCTGACCATTTAAAATAGCTCTTGTTGCGGCTGATGTTGCGCTAGAAATGATTTTTGAATCAACATTGTTATAACCACTGTCTTTTAAAGACTTGTTGATATAACCATCTACAGCACCAGATACGCTGGCTTTCAATACCTGCTCAAAACTACCGCCCTTCAAAGCGGTTACAGCGGCAGATCCAGAAGAGCTAACAATAATTTGTTTGATTAGTGCTTCATCCGCGTACTGTGGGCCAAGCTGTTTAAGTGTTTCAGTTTCAATAGGTGAATATTCATCACCAACGGCAGAACCAATTTCAGCCGCCGCCCAAGATGTAGCGGCACTTAAAGCAATCTGTTCCATGCTTCCGCCATTAGCGGCAGTCACAGCAGAAGATGCAATGATTGGAGGCACCCCCATAGATATCAAAACCGCAGTTTCGATAGTCGGCAGTGGGTTTCTTATGATGTTGTCAGCTACTGTATTAACTGACCTGACTAAAGATTGAGCCGTTTTAACTACAGGCGTAACAACAGCCTTGTATGCATTACTGGTTTCTTGTTTTACGGTTTTTGCCGCCCATTTAAGTCCACCTGACATGTCACACCTCTATTTCTATTTGAAAGCCATTTTGGGTTGGCATTGAAGTGAAATTGACATTTGCACGTTTTAATAAAATTGGCAAAGACTCATCGTTTGTATTAGTTATAAGTTTTACAAAACCTGCCACCTTCATTGCGGAGACAAATTCTTTTATTGCTTTTACTAATTGATTGGCGTTATCAGCAGTAAACAAATGAACTTCAGACACCTTTGGTTCTTGAATTTCACTTGTAAATAACGTATTACCACTGCGAAAAACTCTTGTGCTATTGTCTTCAATACCATTATGTAAATTTACATATACGGTTTCAAAAGACACACCCGTCTTTTCACAATCGTACTTTACGATCTCTTGTATGGTCATTCGTTTATTCATCATGCTACGCCTGTAAATTCATAATGCCGACCATCTGCTCAGCCCATTCTTGCCATGTTGCATATAGTCTTTGATCAGGTACAGCAGATTGTCCAAAGTAGCCGATACCGTTGATACCGTCTACCCAATCCCTCCAGCGGTCTTCTTCCACCGTACCAATGTCGTTTGACGAAAACAGTTCCGCCATCAACTTGCAATACAGTGGCCATTCCATGCCGCGGGGATCGTAGGTAACCATTATGGATTGCCCGTTCCGCGAACGTCGCCTGTATCAAGACTCAACAGCACTTTACCCATGAAATAGTTGCCGTTAAAAATGTTTGACCCAAAACGCAAACGCATCTCACGGCGCTGTTCACGCATGTCCACCTTTAAGGTGTCGTTATCAAAGTAATACGGATCTGACGGGTTATCGGTATCGTCAGCGTAGCCCTTGCCTGTAACAATAAGGTACATCTGCTCAGATTGCACAAAGTCAGGCTCAACGCGCTCACAGCGCGTCCAGACGTTGTCGCCCGGTTGCTGTGTCGAGCCCACCAACCCCGCATATGTACCCAGTGCAGGCGTCTCAAAGTATGAGTCAACTGCATCCACAAAGTTCAAATAGATTTGGTTGACGCCTGTCTCGTGTTGCCACAAGGTATAGGTGTTCACGTTGTTCACCTCGTTGCCAGCCCAGATGGGTTGGCGGAAGACTTCGGAGAAGGTGCCAGCGGAGCGGTACGCGCCCGGCGCCTGCCCCGCGTCGTACCAAATCTTTTCACGCACGTTGTAAATCACCGCATCGTTGCACTCAGTCGCATCCCCGCGTGGGTAGAAGAACCAAATCTCACCCCAGCGTGGCACTTTAGTCACCCAAACTTTTTGGCGCTGGTTGTAGTTCAGGTTGTCAAAGAACCAGTTCATGTTCTGCGTATTTGGCACTTCTTGCACAACACCGTTGTACATCAAGAATCGATCTGTACCAGCCCAATAGAAGATGCCGTCATACTCAATTACGCATGACGATGACATGATCGAGCTTTGGCTAGTAATTAAGTCATACTTCCAGAAGTAATCCACACCACCCACCGTAGAGGGTGCATAGGTGACCCGTACCACGGAATCTAGCGTCCAGAACAGGCCAGCAGGCGACGTTGTACCGCCACGCAGGGGTAGCCCTTTGACTACCTTACCAGTTGATACAGACGTCTCGTTGGAGTCCGCAGACACCCAGTCGTTAAAGTTGCCTGCTGAACTATTTTTGATCAACCCATAGTTGCCGTAGACAAACAGATAGGGGTGAAGCATCACCACGCCACCAGACACTGATACGTTAGCGTCAAATGTCAGAGTAGAGTAGACGTTAAATGTCAAACCAGTAGTTGTGCCTGCGGTGGTTGTAATGGCCGCACCGTTTAAGGTTGCAGACAAAGTAAACGTGCTAGTCGTGTTAGTGGCAATTACAAAGTAAGTGCCAGCCGCAATACCTGTAGCGGTACCTGTAAGGGTTCCTGCAACAACAACGGTTTGTCCTACTGCAATATTTGTAGTGGCCGTGCATGAAAACTGGCCAGCAGTACCAGTAACTGCCACGGCGGCCAATGCGGCGGCTGGTGTGGATGCTGTTGCATTAGCGCTTAAAACAACTGTCCATACGGTGGCAACAGTAGAGGCGGATACCACAGTGGTTCCTGATGGAATTCCAAGCCCAGACACACTTATACCAGCGCCCATGGCTACGTTAGTAGTAGGGAAAGTAATGGTGGAAGATCCGCTAGTTGTTTTACTAACAGCAGTGAAGACGCCTACAGGCGCCAAAGTGGTGTTGGGAAAAGGCCCATACAAAGGGCGGGTGTTTGTGATGCTGTCAATGTTGGTAAGGTTTTGCCCTGCATGCGCTATCAGGTTATTTACCCCAGCACCCGTCGAGTCATAACCAATATCAAACTGCCACAAGTTATTGTTACTAACCGCAAAGCTCGTGTTTGCCGTCACAGTCATTGAAAAACCAGATCCACTTCCACCCAAAGATGCCGCAGAAGCACTTAAAACGTCACCAGTTAAATACCCAGAACCAGCCGTTGTGATGGTTACGCTAGAGACTGATGTACCAGCAATAACAATCGTTGCTAATGCGTTAATTCCAGTTCCGCCAGTTAAAGCAACTGATGTATATGTACCGTTTACATAAGCAGAGCCAGTATTAGTGATAGTGAATGTAGAAACACCACCAGCTATTGTGAAGGTAACAGGGCCAGACCCTACGCCATCATCGTTGTCAGTTGACCACTGCTGAAGGTTGTTGTTTGTGCCAGAAATGACGTAGTTCAAACCGTTGGTAGAACTCATGGTCATGCCACGAGAAATGCCAGATGCGTTCAAGAAGATGCCGCGGTAGCCACCCATCTTGCGGGGTAGACCGTTTTGGAAACGACACCACTGCCCGTCCATGTATGAAGGGGCGTTGAAGGTGGTGCCGTCGCGTTGGATGCCCGGCTTGATTTGGAGCGCTACAACTTTTGCGGTCACTAGAAAGTTCCCCCAGAGATACCGTTAGTTATCGCTAATCCCGTAGAAGACAAAATCATTCCAGTCGATCCGTTCACCGCAAAACCAATCTGGTTAGATGCTGGCAAGTACAAGCCTGTTGTTAAGTTTGAAAGGAAATTAAGTGATGGCGTGGTCACAGAGCCAGCTTGCAACGTAATCGATGTTCCGCTTGAAGTAGCGGTTTGCGCGTTATAGACATTTGTTCCATCACATATGGCAATGAACGTTTGGTTCTGCGGCAAAGTGACAGTAGACGCTCCAACAGCACCAGTTGAAAAGGTGAGCGTGTATGAACCTGTAGTCTTGTTTTGCAACGAATACAGTTGAACTGTAGGAGGCAATATCACAGTACAGTTTGATGTCAAAAGACCTGTGTACTCTTGAATAGTGTTTGTTGCCTCAACAACGCTTAAAGTGACCGTTCCACCAGTTACAACCTTGCTTAGCTGTGTATAAACAAAAGTTGCTGATTGGCCATAACCATATGAGTTGTAGCCTGTTGATCCATTAGAGACTAGGACAAACGATTCCGCTAACTGAAGCTGTGCTGATGAGTTGCCATCAATTGTGTTTGATCCAGTTCGGTTAATGGTCAGGATACCTGTACCGTTGTTACGGATCATTACAAACCAGTTGTTTCCAACGGTTGCCGCAGAAGGCAATGTCATGCTTCCTGCACCACTTTCCCAAATAAGGAAAGAAGCTCTGTCTGAATTCAATATCAAATAGTTGGAGTAAATGCTAGTTAGTGGATAAGACTGGTTTAGTGTTGTGCTAGTCGCAAGTAATCCATATCCAGCTAGAGTGGCGGCATTAGCGGCAGATGTTCCAGCGCCAAATGTGACCGACGCCCAAGTGCCTGCAACAGTAGTGTTGTTAGTCACATAGACGTATTGAGCTACGCCAGAAGCAACAGACACAATCGTTGCCAAAGTAGTGTTTGTCACCACCGTAAATGAGAAAGAACCAGTATTTCGGATCAACGCACTTTGACCGTTTGACACCTGAGTTGCTGGTGGCATGATCAGATTAAAGCCTGCGGCGGATGCTGAAACCTCAATAATGTTAGCGACAACGTCCGTAGTGTTACCGTTAATTGGCCACTGTAATTCGGTGTTTGCGGTCAGGGCAACGTATTCATAACCCACCTGTGATGGGTTGATTGTTTGTCCTGTGTAGGGATTGGTATAGGTTGTCATGTTAAGAGTCCACGGCTATAGCTGAACGATCACCAACACGAGCGACGTCTTCCGTCTTCAGTGCGGTAATGGCTTCGGTATATTTTTGCTGAAATATCGCACGCGCATCGTTCTTTAAGAACGGCATCGCTTGCAACAGGGTTCCGTACAGCATCGCATTTGGAGCGTACTGGGTAAGCCAGTTGGTCTGGTTTGTTGAGCTTAAAGGCGCTATACGCTCGTAGTACAGCACTTCAAAGGTGTAAGCCTGACTTGGCGTAGGAGCTAGGTACCAATGCTCATAATCGGTGTCTGCGTAATACTTAGGCAAACCTGTTTCGGTGACGTTTGGCCAATAGTTCTTCAAATATTCAAATTTGCGCAAGAAGACGGGTTCCATTGTTGTACCGTTGTTGATACTCATAGACACCGTTTTTCGCCAGCGTGCAGGCTTAGCCAATGTAGGCTCGTTGATGGTGACGGTTGAGTTAGCAACAGTCAATTGACCCAAAGTTTTAATTTCCTGCGCGATTTCAAATTCGCACAAAGTAATAAATGTGGGGATAGCTTCAACCACTGCGGCGTCCTGACGCTCAAGGTACTGAAGCACCGTGCTCGTCAGTGAGTCATACGTCATCACCCATGACGGTGTAATTGTGACTGGTGTTATGGTCGCCATGCTTACCCTCTATAGTTACCTTATTGTCCCATTACTCGCTGATGGCGGCAACCCTATGACAGGAAAAGAGCACGCTCATCTTTGCGACGATTCTCTAACCCTTTTAGAATTTTTCCACCTGCCTTGCAATACTTCAAGAGTTCCTCTGCCGCGCCTTCCATATCTCCGCGAAGAACCTTCTGACGGAGGGTTGAGCGCT